GTTTATGAAGTCAACCTATTATAGGTCTTCCTCTAGGTCGAAATCATCTAAATCAATAGGTGCAGCATTTGTCTGTGGAACATCAAATGGAGTTTCAACTTTAGCTTTTTTCTCAGCTTTAGGAGCATTTTTCTTTGCTTTATAAGCATCTAATACAGCTTGAAGCTCTGCTGAGTCTTTTTCCCAAACATAAGTTTGGCCCTTTTCTTTGGTCATGTCTCTGAAGTTCTTTCTTAAGAACATTCTTAGATCTCTTGCAGTAATTCCAAGCATAGCAGCTACGTCAGCAGTTCCAACCTGATTAGCACCAATTCTCGGCTCTTTCGGAGCTTTTTCTTTCTTTTCTTTCTTCTCTTCTGTCTTCTCTACTAATTCTTGTTCCATTGCGTCTATTTCTTCTACGTCCATTTCATCCAAGTCTTCTACAACTTGTTCTACGGGTTTTACTAATTTAGCCATAATTTCTCCTCCTATAGGCTTTTTTTTTTATTAAGATTGTAATTACATTATATCAGAGTTCCGATGATTTGTCAACCCCTTTTTATTAAATTTTAACAAATATTTTCATCCCTGATATCTAATGCCTCTTTAACTGAATATGCAACTCCTGTTCTTGCTCCGGCCTGTTTCAAGGCATCTAAAGTGAGAGCCTGCAATCGAGTTGGTGTCTCACCGGTCATCTTTAACTCGATTGCAATAAATCTCCCATGCCAGCATCCGATTATGTCAGGTATTCCTGCAGCCTGAAATAAACCCCCATGTACTTTCATCCACCAACCCCCCTCAGCTCGAAGCCGAGAGAGGACTTTCTCTGAGAGAAGTGTTTCAGGTTTCTTTGCCATTGTATTCTCCTAGATATCTATCTCATCATCTTCCAAATCGAATGGGATCTCTTCCTCTTCCTCTATAGGAGGAGGTGTCAATACAGCATTAGTAGCAGTCTTATTTTCATCCACTCTTACCCAACCATTACTGCCTTTAACTACTCTGTAACATTCATCAACTTTTAATGACTTTTTCTTCTTGCCGTCTTTCTCATACTCATCATGATATGTGGTAACTCCAATGATTTTACCTACGCAAGTATCTGTATTTACTTGGAATGCTGCCTTAGGGACTTCATTACCACAGGCTATCATAAAGTTTCTTAAGTTGAATAAAGCATTGGGAGCAAAAGAAGTTATATGATAAATCTTAGTGCCTTTATATTCCCCAGTTCCAATAGTTAAAGTCCAATTCAAATATTTGCCTTTTGGCCCATCTTTTAATTCGACTCCTGTTACTTTACAAATATAATCTCCTTCAGGTGGAAGGGTAAAACCTTCCCCTACTCCTGTAAAGTCTACATTAAATTTCGCCATTGCTTTCTCCTTTCGGCTTGTAGCCACCATTCATAATTTTTATTAGTGCGTCATAAGTCGGGTTGACTATTGACTTAGGTGTTTGAGCACCTATTGGTAATCTTATTTTAGCTAAGTAAGTAGGTCCTGGTGCAATTCGTAGGCAAAACTTAGTTCTTGTCTTGCCTGTTTCAGCGTTAACTGCTTCATTGACATAAGTTCTCCCAATAATATCAACTGCAGCCCCTAGTATAGCCCTAACAGAAGGTGTAACCTGTGGGTAAACTGATGAGTCGTCTGAGTCTAAATCCTCTTCTTTGTCTCTCTTCTCCTGAGCTATAAAAACTACATTCATTGGAAGGTTTCTGAAGTCAATTAACCATCGTTTCATTATCTGAGATAAACCCCCCCAATCTCTTCGAGTTGGCATGTCCATATCTTTAGAAAGCTCAAAATCAGCTTCCTTATTCATAATATATCTCATAGCCACCTCTTGTAAAGTTGTAACATTATCAATAACTACTGTCTTAAAGTCGTGTTTTCCTGACCTTAAGTACCAGTAGGCTTGAACAAACATCTCAAAAGTATCAACTGCTCTCTTCTTACATTTACCATCTTCTGAGGCTAATACTCTTGTACCCCTTTCATTTACGTCTAATATCAATACAGGCCCTGGAAATGTACCTGATATGGTTGTCTTTCCTGTACCATTTGGTCCGTATAATAATGCCTTGATATTCTCTTCTGACTTTAATGTTATGTCCTCAATTCCTTGTTCAAATTCTGAAAAGTCACCTAAGTCCACAGATACTGGTGCCTGTGTTGTCATGTTATCTGGAACTGTGTCCATCATTGTTGAGTCTTCTAAGTCTAAATCAAAATCAGTCGATATCTCCATCGCTTTCCTTGCCATCATCATCCTCCTCTACATCAAAATTTAGTTTTATTAAAGTGCTTGTGTCATATCCTTGAACTTCAGCCAGACATAAGTCTCGATATTCGCATTTAGGTCGGTCACAAGTCCAAGATAGGTTTCGTGTTATATGTTGGGTCCCGCTCATCATTAGTATTTGGTGTCCTGTGGTTATCATGTCATTTATAATGATTTGCTCCATCTCCGGTGTTCTTACTATCGGTATTCTTTTGTAGAATACATTGGTGTCCATATACTCCAGCATATCTTGATAGTCAGCTGGGTCTCCTCCAATCTTCTTGATACACTCAAGGTAGGTGTACCTATCGCATTTAATCTTTCTCTTCGATAATGTGCCATTTTTAAGTACTTCAGGTATTGTCGGTGGAGCTGTTTTTAAATAGTCAAGCATAATACCCTTCACTTGTGATGGCTCATATCCTAAAGTAGGTCCAAGATATTGCATTACCCTAATATAGACAGTTGTCTGAACATCAGTCATTCTGAACTCCTCTGTGGGTATATCTCTCTTAGCTGTTTTATGTTCAAAGCACCATATACTGTTATCTGTGGTATCCAATACTATTAAGTCGATAATACCAACTAATACAATCTTGGTACCTTCAAGTCGTACTCTAAACGGAACTTCAGCGGCTATAGTTTTATACCTCTTGTCTGACTCCAGGTAATAATAATGATAGCCCCTCATAATACGAAAAGCATCGTTTGGTATATCACCAAGTTCAACTCTTTCTTCTTCAAATAGTTTAGCCCATTCGTTTACCTTAAAATCTTTAATAGCTTGAACCCAGTTTTGTCCTTCAGCCCTTTTCTCAAGACATTCATGTATTAAACCACCCAGTGTTAAAGGTCTTGCCTTTGACTTAGGCCTTAATTTTCGCACATACTTATAGTCATGAGCTACTTGACAACCTTTCCATTTCTTTGCCTTAGACACAGATAATTCAAGAACACCAAGCTCATCGCAATCACCTATATCTATGGAAACTTTACCTTCTTTAAGTTTCATGATTTCCCCTTTCTTTTAATGTATAATTAATTATACAAGAATTTTATACAAATGTCAACTCCGAAATTTATTTAAAAAATTGATACGGGATATCCCAATCGGGGTCAAAATAATTATCTCTCCACTCGTCTAAGAAATATTCTATTTCAGTAAGTCTTAAATATGATACTATATTACTTTTTAAGTCAACTACAGCTACAGAGTCTATATTTAATTTAATGTTTTCGCTAAGAGTTTTATAAGTTGTAGTAACTCCTATCGTATCATACGGAGAGTCATCCTTCATCTTTATCACAAATATATATCTAATCTTATGCGGTGTCTTGTTTATCTCTGTGGCATTGGCTCTCAAATTTTTTACTTTCATCCTATCACCTCCTAATAATCATAATGTCTTCCAAACTCATCATACTCTACGCATCTAAACTCATCTATATATCGTTCAATAAATTCTGAATAAGCTTCGAAGGTATATTCCTTTGGCTTATCTATATACAAAGCTGCACTTATAACATGAACCAAATCTATTTGCTTCGCAGTTGGCTCATCAACATTTGAAAAATCTAGTTTAAACTTCATTCTCTCACCTCATTTCGTAAGGTAAAGGTTCACCTACATTCCAATCTTTGGCGTCTCCCCAATGATTACCAATCTTTATATCTCCAGTAATAGGTAATGGGGGTGTATAACCAAACCATTCCTGTAGTCTTGTTGGGTCATCAAATACTTGTTTAATCTTGGGAGCCCAATAATCAACTTTATCATTCCTAATTTCATAGTATTGGGCATCATGTACTGTTCCCACAGGTCTGATAGTTGTGAAATTTGGGTCTTCTTTTTCTATAATACTAAACATTTCTATAAAGGCAGCTAATACATAATCACTACCAAAACCTTGTACCGGTGAATTTATAGCCTCCCTTTCAGCTCCTGCTCTGATATTATCATCCGAAGAGTATATGTTCGGGAGTCTACGTTTTCTGCCAATAGGTGATACTACATAACCTAATTTAGCAACCAAACGTCTCATTTTATCATGCCATTTTGGTAAGTCATGATACAATTCAAAGAACCTTTCTCGGAAATGTTTAGCTTCATCATCTGTAACTCTAATTCCATATTTTTCCCAAGAATATACCTTGAATTTCTTCCAGCCCATTCCATATAGGAAACCAAAGTTAACAGCTTTAGCCTTTTTTCTCTCATCACTTGTAATGTCTTCAGGTTTCTTTCCCGATACTTGAGCAGCTGTTGTCCTATGAATATCTCCTCCTGTGGCATATATCCTAAGCATTGTGCTCTCATTGGACACAGCAGCAGCTACACGAAGCTCAATCTGAGAACCATCTATCTCCATAAATGACCAACCAGGTGGAGCCCCAATTATACGTCTAATAAAATTATCTCTTGGGACCTGATGGACACCATCTTCACCAGATAGTCTACCGGTTACTGTACCATGTAGTTTAAAATTTGGATGTAATCTTGAGTTTGCATCCAATTTAGCTGTCCATGGTTTAATATAAGTGCTCATATATTTAGCCCATTTTCTGTATTCAAGTAAACCCATTAGTGCAGGATGGTCTATCTCTGCAGCTAAGTTAATAATCACAGACTCTGCTGTACTTGGAGCTCCCTTTTCTGTCCTTGCTAATACAGGAAAATTAAAACCATCTTCTTGGAAAAATAGTTGACCCAATTGTTTAGTACTATTCCAATTAAACCCTTGCTTTAGTTGTTTTTTCGAGAGGTTATTTTCACACCATCCTTCAGGTATCAAGCAGTCTAACTCGAACTTTGCGTTATTAAGTTTTACTGTACACTCTTCTGTGGCTTCTTTTAATCTCTCAGGGTCTAACCACATTCCTTGCTCTTCTATTCTTACGAACATATGAGAACCAGCCTCTAACAAGTGTTTATATATTTTTTCCATTCTTGGGTCATTCTGAAGCCTTTTAGAAACAATAGGGTAGACATGCCAAGAATAAAAAGCATCTAAAGCATTATATTTCAAAAGTTTAGCCAAATTCATACTTTCATATTGAGCTACTACATCATTAATATCTTGAACTACAGGGTCATATTTAGGAAAA